ATCTCATTAAGAGCATTTTGCACGGCATCCACAATTATATTCTCATCGCCAATTACGCCCGCAGTTACGTTAATTACATTATTAGTGTAGTTACGATCTCTATTTTGATTAGGGTTAAAGTCAACACCCGCTACAGGCGCATTAAGGCTGTCAGGCATATCGCCACCTACGCCCAATACATTTAGGTCATAGTTACGGTCTTTGTTTTGGTTAGGGTTAAAGGTAATGCCAGCATTAGAAGTAGATGCACCTAGCGTAGTTACGCCTGGAATAGTCAGCGTAGGGAACTTAAACTTAGCTAGCAGGTCTAGTGCAGCTTGTAAGTTAGACAGGTTAATTAGATCGGTTGACTTCATACCTGCTAAGACCCTGTTTATGTCTAGCAGCTTGGCATCTTGCTTTTGCAAAGCGCCTAATATGTTTAAGTCTGCGTTTAGTTTAGCTGTGGCCTTTTCTATAGCTGCCGTATCCTTAGAGGCTATAGCATCCTCTAAAGCGGCTATATCTTGCTTAACTTTTAGGCGCTGTACATCATTGGCTATAGCTAATATCTGTGAGCCTGTAGTGGCCTTACCTAACGCCTCAGCCTGACCTATCAGCGCTGCGTTAAGTTGGATTTTATCCATATCAAAAACATCTGTACCTTTAGCTAAAGCTAGGTTTGCTTTATCTATAGCAAGAGCTAATTTTTTATCTGCAAGGATTTTTGCCTGGGCTTTTGATTGCTCTTTAGTAAGCGTGGTTATTTTCTTTTGAGTAATCAGATATGACCCAGCCTGAATAGGATTTTTACCCATAACCAGCGCATTTTGTTTAGCTATCTGTGCATCTATTTCATCTGCGACTTTATTGAAGTTTTTTATAGCACTTACAGGATCAGTTAATAGCTCAAAGATTGAAGGCACAGCGTTAGATAATCTAAAAAATCTGCCAAAATCTACGATTAAGTCACTTATAGCTTCTGCGTATTTTTCAATGTCACCAGTAGCATTATTAAAACTACCGCTGGACTCTGTAAGAGCCTGGATTATGCCCTTGCCTATAACCTCTTTAGCATTATTGCCAGCAATAGTAAGTTTATTTAGTTGGCCTGCATAGCTCTCAGCGGCAGAGGATGCCTGTCCTGCAAACAGCTCGCTTAATCTTATCTGTATCTCCTCAAAAGATGAGGACGTTAATTCAGCTTTAGATAGGCCTACGCCTAAACGACCTAGTGAGGCATTATTACCAAGGTAAGCCTTTTGTAGCCCCTGTGTAACTGTAGTTAAATCTTTGCCAGTACCAGCCGATATATCTAAAGCAAGGCCTAATAATGTAGTTGCCTTGCTAACTGAACCCGTGGCGCGAAGCAACCTATCCATAGCGGGGCGCAGCTGGTCATCTAGCACACCCGTTTGTTTTTCTAGGTTGCTAATCATCTCATTAACATATTTTGAGGTGTTGCCAGTCTCTAGACCAAGATTTTTTAAGGTAATACCAAGAGATCTAGCAGCGTTATCATCTTGTATAAAGGCTTTAACAGATGCTTTAGCAAAGGCAACTACAGCTGTAGTGCCAAAAGCAATACCAAAAGTTGAAGCTAAACTTTTTACACTTTTGTTTAATTTATCGGTAGCAGTTTGGGCTTGCTTAAAGCCTTTAGCATCAAACTTAGAGCCTATGTTAATATCAGGAAAAGCCATTATGCGGCACTCCTTAATCTATTGCCCTTAGCGCGCTGCTCAAATTGCATCGTAGTTTTATCTATAGCTTTCATAGCAGCGCCCTCAGCTACACCACGATTTTTAGCCCAGGCCTTAAATATCAAACGCCCACTACCTTTAAGGCTAGAGGTCAATGGGCCTAAGTTGCTAATAAACTGAGCGCCTGCGCCTTCCCAGTTTGATCGGCTAACTTTTTTAGTAGCCCCACCTGCCTTTGGCCCAACCCACGGCTGAGGCCCTATAAGGCCTGCAGTTTCATAAATAGCACCTGCAGCGGATTGGTTAATAATTCTAGCCATAGATGTAAAACCATTGGCATTAGCTTTACTGGGCGTTGTTTTGTAAACAATACCTTTTTTTATAGTTGAGGAGTCATAAAATGGAAAACGGGCCTCGCTAAATGCGCGCGGTTGCCAGCCACGCATAATGTCACTATTGGCTGGAACAAACCCTCTAGCCTGGGTAACCACAGGTTTTAAGGCCGCAGCTAACTCTGTTTTTAATTGCTTATCTAAATCAGGTGCAAAACGTTTTAAGGCTCTACGTAGATCGCTATATCCTCTTAGCTCTACCTTTGCCATTTTGCATCTCCTTAGCTTTATCGTTTATTACCCTGAGCATATTCTTAAACATAAAATCGTCCAGGTCTAACAAATACTGGGGCGCGATACCCGTTTCAACGGCTAGCTGTGCGACCAGGTAACCAAAACTACCGCGCCCCACTATTGCGAAGGGTCATCGTCCAATACCTCAACCTTGGCTAAGGTGTCTAAAAACTCTGCCCCAAACATCGGTACGGTTTGCCCGCTCGTGCGTAAACACTCCCAGGCTAGCCAGTACACATCGCTTTGCTTTTCATCATCTCTAAAGGCTTTGTGAAAGCCTTTTTTTGCATATAACTCAAAGGCATACTCGATACGTGGCGTAATCTGATGATCCGATACGCTGCCGTCTGCCCTTGTTATTTTAAGTTTTGCCATTGTGTTAGCCCCTTTTGTTTATTCTCAGGTAGTTGTAATTACGATTGGTGAGTTACAGGTAAAGGTAATGCTTTGAGTAGCAATATCTGCAACAGCGCCGTTAATGTCAGTAGTGTTATTTACCAAGATAGTGGTGCTGTATAGCGGGTTAGTTGCTGAAGTTACAGCGCTTGTCTGCTTTAGTGTTAGCGGTACTGTTGTACCCCAAGCAGCTTGCAAAGTAGCGTTTACGTTTGCTGCAGCTGTATCGCTCAAAAAGTCTAGAGTAATAGTGCTGGCCTCTAGGCCTTTAACAAACTTATGAGCTGTATCGCCCATAGCTGTTACCTCTAGCTCGTCAAAGGCACGGTTAATAGTTGCGCTTGTTACGTGATCTGTTAGGGCTACCGAATTAAGGGTAACCTGTACGGTATTGGATAGATAAATCGCCATTGGGCTATTCTCCTGTTGTCTCGGTAGGTGTGTCTTTTGTCTTTGTCTCTTTAACCTCTACTGGCAACTCTTGGCCAATTTTGATTAAAAACGCTTTTTCTTCATCTGTAAGTGCCATTAGTTAGCTCCAGCTCGTTAGTATGCTTATTTGTAAATCTGCCGTTAGATAGTCACCTGCGGCAACGCTTAGTACGCTTGGCGCGCTCACGCTAGTAACATTAAATACGATTGCGCTATTAGCTAGTTTAGTAAACACAGCTACTATTGTGTCCTCTATGCCAATTAGGTTAGAGGCGTTGTCAAACATTGGTACAGTCATAATAATTTTAAAGTTAGCCATAGGCGAGATAGTTGCCTGAGAGTTATTACTCGGCGTGATATATGGATCTGCAGGCGCCACCACCACGCTGCTACTTTGCATTGTGCTGGGCGGGTAGTTAAATACCGTCCATACGCCAGGGTTAGCCAGGGCTGCAGCTATTGTGCTGCGTAGAGTAGTTATAGCTGCAGGCATTAGCCGACCATACCCGCAGGTGAAAGATACGGGGCCAAAAGGCCACGCACGGATGCCATAAGAGTGTTAGACATCTTAAAAGGGCTAGGGCTGTAGCCGTCTAAGCTAGTGCCGCCGTTTTGTGTACTAAATCTAGATGTCCATATATTTTCTGCAAGCATTAAAGCTGCGGCATTAATAGCTGGGGTGTTGGCGTAGGTAGCGGTTTTTGTATCGTCACCTAACATAGTGCCATAAGGCAATACTCGCCTAAAGTTTTGATCTGCTGCAGTCTTTGCATATTGAATAAAGCTATAGCCCTGTGGGAATTGCCAATAGTTAAGCTGCATATTAAAGGCAGGCAGGATATTAGCTGTGCCTGTAGAAAATGGAATAGTGCCTGTAATTGTGTAAGTACCGTTAAAGGTTGAACCAGCCCCAGCAATAGTTACTGATTGGCCCGTAGTAAAAATGCCAGGGTTGGCAACCATAACGGTAGCGACATTAGACACCAACGCGGTACCGACTACGGGCGCGCTGTCAAACCATAAAAAGCCGTTTATTAAATCTTGTGCAGCTTGGCAGGTGTCCTCTATCCAGGTATAAGAATCGTACAAAGTGCCAACGCCCAAACTAGCTTTAAGCGTAGCGGCCGTCACGTATGTAGCTGGCACTTGTGTACTCCTATCTTACTTAGGTTTGGTAAGCCTCAAAGGGCTAAGAGGCCTACCAAACTATTAGTGGGTTTGCTTAGGTGAAGTTGTAACGGATAATACCCTTAGGCATTTTTGCAATAGTTGCCATATAGCCATAAATAGCCACCTGGATTTGCAGATTGCTAACTACGTTAACTGACATATAAGCCTGTGGTGATTGGTAAACAGTAAATGCCTCAGGCGCAAGAATAATTGCTGAGTCATCCACAGTTGTAGTAGCTGCAAAGTTCTTATCTACGTATAGATCAAGGCCTAATACGTTGCCGCGGATTGAGCCAGGCTGTGTTAGCCCGCCTGCGTTCATTGGCTGTGATGCTGAATAAATTGGACGGCCAGTAGTATCGGATGCGGACATCAATAATTGCCATTGGCTACCGTTTGCGATGTAATTCTGTGCATAGTAGCCAGTTGCCTCATAAACAAGACGTGCGGCCTCAGATGCGTAACCAATAATGCCTGCAGATGTAGCAGCTTGTGCTGTAGTTGCAACGGTACCCGCTGTAATAAGTGCAGCGTTAACTGTTGTATCAAGAGTCTTTAGGTAAGCATTTTGTAGCTGTGCTGTTAGCTCAGCATAGAAGTTAGGATCTGAGCGCTCTAGCAATTCAATGCTAATAGTGTTCATACCTGAGTACTTAGATACTGTACCTGAAAGGTATTCAGTAACCATACCTGTGTTAGCAACTGCTCCGCCTTCGGCTTCAACAGTTACAACAGGTGCTACGCCTGACTTACCGCCTGCAGATGTAACAAGAGAAGGTACGTTAATAGTCATACCGCTAGCTGGCAATACTCCGCGAGAGCAAGCGTCAATAGAAGGTGTACCAAAACGTGTATTCGTTGGGAACTCGCTTAGGTATTGTGTTGGAGAAAATGCAGGGTTAGTACTGAAATCGTCATCGGCTGCAGTTACGTACAGCTTGCTATCTTCATTACCTAGTGCAGCTTTAATTTTGTGCTCTGTGTATGCACCCATTGAAGTAATAGGTGTACGTACGCGCTGTGAATTAAGCGCGCTTGGTAGGATGATTTTACGAGCTGCCTCTACTGTAGGTGCAGCCTGCTCTGTGGCATCTACTGCCTCAGGTGCGTTTTGATCGGGGGCTGTAGTCACAGCGGCCTCGCTTTCGGTTTCGGTTTCGGTTTCGGTTGTGGTTGTATTTATTACGGTGTTAGTTGTCGTAATTTTTGTATTTGTGGACTCTGCCGCCTCTACTGGCATATCGCCTGCAGCTGCAGCAATTTTTTGCACCGCAGCGCTAGCAAAGGCAGCGCTCTCAACGAGTGACACCTCGCGTAAGGTGGCAGCGGTGACCAGGAGGTAATCCTTTTGGGGCTTTGATGCGGTAACTTCCACACCAACGGATAAGCCGTCCATAAGTTGTTCCTGGGCTAGCAAAATCGCATCTGATCCACGTGAGGATGCACTTACCTTAAAACTTGCATAGAGGCCGTCTTTAGCTGAGGTCATACTTTGCATACGCCCCACCACGGCTGAGTTATCGTGTGCCATTAAGAGTTTTACTTTACTTGGCTCAGCTGCGCTAATTGAACCCTCAGCAAAAACTACTTTGCCCGCGCTTGTATAACCTACCTCGCCATAAGGTGCAATTTTGCCTGAAATCATACGGCGCTCGCCGCTATCTACTGCCTCGATATTGCCACTAAACGTTAAGATCACGGATTTCGTTCCCTTCATTAAGGCCACTAGGGCTTAGTTGTTCCATACTTTGCGCTTGCTCTAAATCAATTAAACCCAGGTTAAGCATTTTCTCTATTGCATCTAAACGCGCTGCAGTATCGGCACGTAAGAAAGTCTCATCTAATGCAAAACGCACAACGTTACCGTGAGCCGTAATATCATCCATAGATAAACGGTTTTCAATAGCGCTAATAAACGGCTGCAAAGAATATGCTACAAACTCTTTGCGCCCGTCTAAGATATTTTGGTAAGTCATTGAGTTATTCATATCTGCACTTATGTAATATGCAGGTACGTTCATTAAGCGCGCTGTTTCTGTAGCTAAGTATTGGGAACTTTCTGTGTAGGTCATATCTTTAGGGCTAAAACCGACCTGTTGGTAATCTAAAGTGCTAGTTAAATATGCTGTACTGCGTGAGGCACGTGCTGCTTTCCACGCAGCCAGCAAACCGCTAATCTGCGCCTCAGGTAAATCTGCACCGCTGTTTTTAATAAATCCAGTTGGCATAGGTGTAGCAGCTGCAACAGCTGCCGCCTTTTGTACATCTATTGCGCTTTGTATTGTGCGTGCGCCTGTCTCTAATACGCCAGGTAACAAAGATTGAAAAGTAACAAGGCTGCCAATACCTGCCATAGGTGCGCGTACACCATTAACGCTGTAAAAATCTACTTGATCTCCATACTGGTCAGTTGTAACAGTTACGCGAGTATTAGCTACCCACTCAAAGCCGCTAGGCCGTCCGTCATCTGCATACAAACTTGTAACGCGCCAATATGCAACGCCATAAAATAAAAGTGAGTCAACAGTATAAGCAATAGTTACGCTACGTGGTTGGCGCATATCGGGTTGGTCGAGCCATAGCGGGCTTTCCATTTTTGCGCCTGTAGATTTTTTGTATAGCTCTAAATCAATACTTGATATAACGCCTGCAATTAAGTTACGGCAACGAGATACAGCTGGTACTTGCAAAGCTGTAAAACGATCCATAAACGGGGCACCGTTGCCAGTTGCATAAAGGCCGCCGTAGCTATAAACGCCAGCGCCGTAACCTTGTGACATAACGGCAGGGGCTAACTGGGCGGTAACATCTTTTTTAGATAAACCAAAAGTTTGCAATAGACCCATAGGGCGGATTATAGGTTATCCACAGGTGTAAAGTTATACACACCCTCGGCGTGTCTAAACGTAAACTTTAGCCTCAGATACAGGCTGTGCCAGGATATGGATTACCATAGCTAGGCCGATTGGAATATCAACAGGGCCAGCCGATTTACGGCGCACAATACGCCAGGCATCGGGTGTTATTTTAGCTGCACAATTAGCCATTTGTTGTATCAATAGATCCTGCCCGCTGTGCCTTAAACGGTCATTAACTAGGGCATCGTGAAAGTCTGAACAGGCAGTATAAAAGCTCTGCCCTGATACGTCTCGCGTTTGTACGCCTGCATTTTGCAAACGCTGGGCTATGGATGCCGTGGTGTACTTGTCATAGCAAACCATACGCGGGTAATACATATCGGCCCATTTTTTAATACTTGCAGCTATAGCTAACTCATCTACGGCTACCTGTGAGCTGTAGGTATCTAATACAGCTACACCTATGCGCCCGTCACTTAAAAGCTGGCCCATAACAAGGCTTGCATCGCGGCGGCTTGGGCTTACGTCAAAGGCAAAAACAGTTAAAGGCCCAGGTGCCATTTTTAGGTTGATGTCGCTGGCATCCTCAACAGATCCGTGTGGCCACGGTGATTGTAGCGAATCTATCCATTGGCATAACGTTTCTGTCCTAAATTGCTCTGTGGTTTGTGTTGTCAGGGCCTCTTGGATTGATGCCTCAGTTACGAGTATTCCTAAAGCTGGGTTTGCCATAGCCCAGGCTTTACGATCATCTAGCGCTGCAAACTGTGGCGCGCTGTACTCGTAATAACCTAGCGACTCGGGCGGATGCGCCAGGCATCGCTCGCGTAGCTCATTTAACGTCACGCTAAAAGCATCGCCCGCATTACTCGCCAGTAGGGTTTGGGCGTTAGGCCGTGCGCGGGTTACTGGCATAGCAGCTGCAAAGGCTACTTGGTCAACTTCTCTAAGCTCATCTATAAATAGAAAATCTGCCGTAGCGCCACGGGCTGAGTCACGTGTAGCTGCACGTACATCTAAGCGGGCACCTGATTTTAATACTATGGCCTCGTTACCGTTGGCATAGCGGATGCTCTTTAGCTCTTTCTTTAGGATAGGTGCATCCTCTATAGCTTGTGCCACTTCTCTAAAGGTAGTTAATGCCATAGATCGCGCTGAGGAGATGACTACGTGGTTACGCTCGTTAAACAAGAATAAGCCCGCCAGAATACGCATACGCGCCAGGTGACTTTTGCCCTGTTGGCGTGACGTCAAAAGCAGATTAGTTTTACGCACAAACATTTTATTTTTATCTATCGTCAACATATCCTGCATTACGTAGCGTTGCCAGGGTAAAAGCGGCAGGCCGATATCCTCGGCTAGCTGTGCGACTTCATCGCCTCGGCTCGCACCTTTCAGCGGTTTATTTTCTAGGCGTGGTCTCACCGCCCCTCGTAAGGGCTGGCTCGCTTTGGTTGCCATTAGTTGACATCCTGCTCGGGTTGGCCAGCACAAGGGCCTTGCTGGGTCATTACAGACGTTTTTGGGGATAAAAGGTCAGA